CAGAGACAGACGCTCCCGGCCAAGTGTACAACTCACGCGGCAGTTGGGACACGCTGCTGACCGAGGCGGGATGGACGCTGGTCTCGACACGAGGCGAGAGCCAGTACTGGAGACGACCCGGCAAGCGCGACGGCATCTCAGCCACCGTTGGCCATTGCCGAAACGATAAAGCCGAGCCGCTGATGTACGTGTTCTCCAGCTCAGCGTCACACCTCGAGGCGGGTAGAGCCTACAGTCTGTTTGCTGCTCGCACTGCCATGCGCCATGGTGGCGACTATGGCGACTGCGCCCGTGCGCTGTATCGGGATGGGTACAAGTCTGAGCAGGTCACCGCTACGCTCAGAGTCTCCTCTCCCGATACGGCCACGTCATCTGTCGAGGGTGTAGTCGTGACAGAGTCTACACCAGATCCAGTGCGCAGGCATCCAGACGGACGTGAGCGCCGATACCTGCTCACATCAGAGCTACCGAGGACTGATCCTGCCATGAATTGGCTCTGGTACGGGTGCATCAGGCGCGGCGCGGCGACGATGATCAGCGCACACCCCAAGGTCGGCAAGACGACCTTGATCTCGCATCTTCTTCGCTCATTGCAAGATGGTGGTGAGTTCTTGGGCCTTACGACTCAGCCCGCTCGAGTACTTGTGCTGACCGAGGAGGATGGGCCGACAATAGCAGAACGCGCCGACATCATCGGCATTGGCGATCACGTCGCATGGTATGTGCGACCGTTCACGAGCCGTCCCACGATGGTTGAGTGGCGAGAGTGGGTTGCTGCTACGGTCAGAGATTGCATCGACCATAGAGCGGACTTACTGATTGTCGATACCTTGATGCGCAATATGCCGCTCAGAGATGAGAACAACGCCACCGAGATTGACGATGCGTTGCTGCCATTATGGCGACTTATGGAGACCGGAGTTGCGATCGTGGTCATCCACCATTTGAAAAAAGGTGGCGGTCCTGAGGGGACTGGCGCTCGCGGGTCTTCTGCGCTCATGGCTTGGCCTGAGGTTACGTTTGAGCTGAGCCGCACCAATCCAGACGATGTTGATTGCCGTCAGCGTACCCTGCGCAGCAATAGTCGATTTAGACAGACGCCAGTCGAGTTAGTCATCGAACTAGGCGATGAGGGATATACGGTATGCGGATCGTTGCGAGACGCTGAAGCTCGCGGGATCCATACAGCGATCACGCACATGCTGGCAGTCGGTGAGCCGATGTCGCATTACGAGATCGCTACTGCCATGGGGCGAACCCGGCAGACAATCGAGAGCCACCTAGCGAGGATGGTCGATGCAGGTGTCCTGCGTCGGACGGGTACGGGTACGAGAGGTGATATTCACCGTTACACGATAGCTGGAGTTTGACATGAAATTGGTTGCGCAGAGTGATGTACGCGAAGACTTGCCTGCGGGCGAGTACAGCTCGAGGTTAATCGAGGTAAAGACACTGCCACCGAGTGAGCTACACCCTGATTGGGGCTCATCGCTTGCGTGGGAGTACGAGGTATTGCTCGGGCCACGTAAGGGACAGCGAGGCACTGCATTCACGCCGTGCGTCCTGAAGTCGCAGAACGGTCTCGGTGTACTTATGCGCTCGATGCTGGGGCGAGCGTTTGCGGCTGGGGAGGAGTTTGACGCTGATACTTTGATCGGGAAGTGCTTTAAGATCTTCGTTGACTTTAACAAGAGCGGTAGTCGAACACGAGTAATGCGAGCAATCCCGATCGAGGATCCAGCGATACCGCTGGCCAACGTCACGTCAGCGCAGGCACCAGCGTTTACTCCTGGGCCGCGTACTGCGCCAGCGCCGACAAACGAGCTCGGGCATAGTGCTCCTCGACGACCAGCGGTTGCGCCACCGGCTGCTCCAGTCGCCAAGGTGCCGGTCGTCACCGCAGCAGACTACAAGCGCCAATCGTGTTTTGCGTTTGTGCAGATCGGCCAAGATCCAGAGACGCGCGAGATGCAGGTCTCAGCTATCCGTCAGCTAGTGGTCTCCGGCACCTCGCCGAGCGAGATCAACTGCTATATACCAGAGACAGCGTCATGGCTGACGCTCACGGCAGTGGACATGCCGTTCTGACCTTGTGCTTACGAGGACAGAGACTCACGGAGGAGTCTGATGCCGGACGTGGTCCACCTCGATCCGGCACGCACATCGAAATGCCCCGAGGACTGGCAGCGTCTCAGCGCTGAGGCTTCCGGGGTGCGATGAGTACCCAGTCACTCATCGCTCTCACGCGTACAGAAACACAGTGCCAACTGTGCCGGGTACTAGCCGAGCATCGAGGCTCGGGCGTGAGATGTTACGAGTTTGCAAAGGGGTATAAATGTCTATTTCAGCAATTCAAACCACATACAAGGGCTACAGGTTTAGAAGTAGGCTTGAAGCTCGATGGGCTGTTTTCTTTGATGCTTTAGAAATTAAATGGCAGTATGAGCCAGAAGGTTATGAAAAGGAAATGTATAATGATAAAAAAATCATGTATTTGCCAGACTTCTATCTTCCAGATTCTAAATTATACATTGAGGTTAAAGGAAATAGTGATTTTGAAGAATGGGCAAATTTGGCAGAAGATTTTTTAGACTATTATTGCCCAATGCCATATTTTACAAATTCTTATGATATTGATGAAGGTGGATTTGTTATTCTAGGAAATATTCCAAATCCTGATACAGTTAATTATTTTGGGATAATTAGACATAGTTCAGGTCTATGGAAAAATTTTATGCGTTTTTATCCAAAAATGAATAAAAACTTTGTGTTTATAGATGATGATGCAGAAACGTCTGACGATCCAATAAGTTTAGTAATTCAAGATAATGTATCAAAAGATTTAATTGGATGGAATTCAAACAGCAGTGCATTTGATAATAACAGTTTAAAATCATGTTTTTCAAACAATTGCTTAGAGCTTGAAGTTCCAATAAAACGCGGACAGGTAATAAATACAAGAAACGCTTATCGTGAAGCTCGAGGCGCTCGTTTTGAATATGGAGAGAATAGATGACAGACCCATGGATTGACCACAAGGACTCCTGCGCCCAGTGCGGCGCTCAGCGAGTCATGATTGCCGATGGTCTTTGCCGCACATGTTGGCGCGAGACCAACGGCGACGCTGAGATGGAGCGGGAGGATCTTTATGGGGATTGAGTGTGGCGATAAGTTCAAGATCCTTTATCGAGACAACTTTACATGCCGATACTGCGGCTCACGGCCAGGATCGGAAAACCTTGAAGTCGATCACGTAATTCCGCGCTCAAAGGGCGGGAGCGACAATTCTTGTAACCTTGTTGCGGCTTGTGTTACATGTAACAGGCGGAAGTCGGCCAGAATTATTTTCCCGGTTGACATGATCGAACGGGATGACACTGACGAAGGTTGGAAAGTTCACAAGTCTTTTGGAGTGTATGCCGTCAAGTTTAATGACGAGGAGTTGGTGATCGAAGACAACACTGGAATGTACTATGAATTTAGGCAACTAATTTACGATAAGTACCTTGTAGAATGGACACTGTGGAAAATGGATCGAAATAAAGTGGATCGATCGAAAGTGTGCGATTTTTTAAATTGCCTGCAATACGTCGAGCAGATGATTTTGATACCAGAGAGGATTGAGACTACATGAGCCAACGGTGACCATGGGCCTTGCTACTCGTTGTAGCGAGGCAATCCGCGGGCATGCTGCCGCTGAACTGTCATCCATGGTCACCGTTTTTGTTTGCAGGATCTGTTCTATGCGCCCATTATGGCAAGTCATGGTCGAGCATCGTGGCAAGCAATGGGCGATCATTAGCAATCTCACGGAGGAGGTTGCGCGCGAGTTGAGTAGCCAGCTCAACCGCTCAGCTAAGGCAGAAGAACGGATTCTGTTCTGGCCTGAGCATTTGTCAAGTACCTGGGCGATCGGTGGTGAGGATACTGAGGAGGAGGAATCATGCACTACGTGAGTTGCGACCCTTATGAGGTGGAGGCGGCGCTCGAGGTGCTGCGCGTGGCTGAGGAGATACGACATGCGCTACGAGAACATCGAGCTGCTGTCCGTCACGCTCTGGGCTCTGATCTCGCTGATCTGATGGGGTATTAGCGATGGCGACACATCCTGATGATCAGATCCGCGTATCTGTCAGAGCGACACGACCATCGAGTACTGTCCCGCAGGAGGGTCGCCGTGGCATCGAGCGCATCGATGCGACTGAGGCCAAGGCTCTATTGCTGGCTCGTCAGCAATACCTCGAGGTGCGTGATCGCATGCAGGATAGCGGAGTCGTGGTTTCCACCATGGACGCATCAGGTCGTGTACTGCAATTGCCTGAGGATGCGATCATCATGGATTGTTGCAATTGCAGGCGAGCAATGACTCGCAATAAAAAATCTCTGCCCTTGTGGGCGCACTCCAAGGTCGAGGAGTATGGTGGCAGCCAGCCCAATGGCACTGGACATCTACGACCATACTGCCGAGAGTGTTATGACTGACGACCAGTTACGTTTGGTTTACGCAGCCGCGCGACGATTCCAGCCTGTAGACCTAGATCCTGAGGACTGGACACAATCGATGATCGCATGGATACTCGGACACATGGACTCCTACGACCCTGCCCGTGGTGCGTTTTCGACATGGGTATACCAGATCGTCAGGCGTGAGCGCGCACATCACGTCAAGCGCCAGATCGAGCGGCGCAAAACGATGCGAGTGGGCACGATCGGCGACTACGATCTAGCTGCTCCATATGAGGACATCATCGGATCTGCTGAGGACTCAATGGTAGTCGCCACGGACGTGCGCAAGGCTCTGCTATTTTGTCTGCCACATGAACGGTATGCAGTGCAAGCATGGCTGAGTGATCAGTCGTTTGCGTCTGCTGCTCAGGACTTAGGGCAGGTGCGAGCAGCAGTCTCAAGAAACTGGCGCAACGCAGTACAACGCCTGAGGCGTGTGCTTAGGAGGATGGGGTATGGATCCGATCAACCCGGCTCATTATGATCCGCGTGATGGCTCTGATGTCGATTGCGCTCGGGCGCAACTGGCAGGACTCGGTGTTCTCGGATACCGAGCATACCTTGCTGGCAATGCGGCCAAATACGTCTGGCGTCATACGCTGAAAAATGGCGTGCAGGATATCGACAAGGCGATCAAATGCCTCCAGATGCTGAGGGCTACATATGACCAGTGACGAGGC